GTCACCGCCATTAGCGGCACTGGGTTTACGGTGACGTTTAGAAATTCATCCAATACGATCGTAAGTCGTAATTTTAATTGGATTGCTAATGGGTTTGGTAAGCTAGGCTAGAATTAAGCCACCAACCACTACAAGACATGCCTACCCACGATTATATCATCTCCAATGGCACCGGCGCAGCAGTCAGAGCAGACATAAACAGCGCGTTAAGCGCAATTGTATCTTTGAACAGCAGCGCAAGCGAACCGGCGACAATGTACGCCTACCAGCTATGGGCAGACACAACAAATGGCTTGCTGAAAATACGGAATAGCGCAAACAGTGCATGGATTACATTAAGGCAATTAGATGGTGATTTCAGTATTGTTGCAGTAGAAGACGGGCTGCAAGCAACGCCAAGTTTAACCTTTACAAATGACCTCAATACTGGTATATTCCGCCCTTCGAATGATTCGCTAGCAATTGTTTCAGGTGGGACGCGGTCTATCACAATTACGTCTACGCAGGCTGTCGGCATACAAACAGCAAACCCTAGCGCACCTTTGCATGTAGCGGGCGTTGCAAGAGTAGGAGCAGATGATGCAACAGACGCGGTATTAGAAATCGGCGCTGGTGCAACTGGTAGCCGTAATGCGTATCTTGACCTAATAGGTGACACAACTTATACCGATTATGGCGTAAGGTTTATTCGTAATAATACAGGAGCTAATGCTACATCAGAGATAAAACATCGCGGCACTGGTAATTTCAATATCACAACGCAAGAAGCAAGTGCAATTGAATTTAGTACATCTAATACACCGAGGGTTACTATCACATCCGGGGGACTGGTTGGTCTGGGGACTAGTAACCCAAAGATTGATCTTCAAACTGGAACATCAGGAGGCATTCAAGCCGCAAACACAGGCGAAATAGCAATTCGCTACAATTTATACAACAGCAGCGGCGATAAATATATTCAAGCCGCAAACAAAGCAGCATCAATGGTCATGGATGCAACCGGCGATGTTATTTTTTATAATACAAATACGGCATCTACTGCTGCTGATTCAGCGGTTACCGGCCTTACCGCCCGCATGGCAATTAAAGCGTCAGGAAACGTAGGGATTAACACAACTGGGCCCACCAGATCTCTGGAGGTTGCAGTAGGGGCAACAAGTAACAATGGCATCCTTGTCACTGGTAGCAATAGCCCAGGAATCATTATTAGCGAAACAAGTGGTAGCGTAAATCTTAACCTTGTAAATGATGCTAGTGGTGCGTATATCGGCACGTCAAGTAATCATTACCTTGTTCTTAGAACCAACAACACCGAACGAGCCCGCATCGACAGCTCCGGCAGGCTCTTAGTTGGCACGACTAGTGCGGCTGGCTTGGTATCAAACATTGCACCAGTCGTAGCAGGTGCGTTCAAATCTAATTCCGGCACAGTAACAATTGCACCATCAACTACAACAACAATTTTTACAATACCCGCTTCAAGCGGCGAAGGCGCTTATACCGTCACCGCTATTTACGTTGGTAGCAATAACGTAGCCGTGTTTTCAGCTTATGCCGTAATTTTATATGATGGCTCGGCTACCAACGCCTACCGTGCTACGGGATTTGACGGGTCACTTCTTTCAATAACTGTATCAGGGCGTGATGTGCAACTCACTACTGGGGCTGGTTACACACAAAGTATCTCGTGGTCTTTTATAAGGCAGGCCGTTGCGTAAGAGCAACTTTCTTCCCTGCGACGATTAGTCAACGCCTCTAATAAACCCGTGGATTTCCACGGGTTTGCTACAATCAACCTGTAAATCTCATTCGTTATGACAACCACTGTTACTTGGGACATTGCACAATTGGAGCGCACAACCGCCGACGGGATTGTGTACACCGCCCATTACACGGTTGGCGCTACCGATGGCATCTACTCCGCTAGTGCATATGGCAGCATCGGACTGGAGCAGCCCGATCCAGATGACATCATCCCGTTTGCTGATCTAACAAAAGATCTAGTTATCGGCTGGGTGCAAGAAAAGCTCGGCGGTGATGAAAAGGTAGAAGAGATATCGGCGGCATTACAGGCGCAGCTTGATGAGCAGGCAGCGCCAACAAAAGCGCAAGGCACGCCTTGGCAGTAACTGAAAACCTATCAGGGTTTCTGTACGATTTTGGCGTTAGCTGCACCGCTGGCGCCACGACAGCATTAGGCATCCTTGATATGCCATCGCAGGTGGTGGCAGGCGATATGGTGCTAACCACTGATTACGTACTGACAGCACTTGCGACGGATTTTGGCACCTTGAAATATGAAGATGTAATCACGGTTGCAGGTACTGCTTATATGGTGCGCGAAACTAGGTTCATTGATGATGGTGCTTTTGTTGAAATTGGATTACAAAAAACATGACAACAAAACGTGAAACTATTGTTACTGCAATACGTACTGCATTAATCGGTACAACTGGCGTTAGCACCAGGATTTATCGCAGCAGGGTTGGCCCGATCTCTAGGGCAGAATCACCTGCGATTGTGGTTGAGCCATTAAGTGATACGGCAGATCAAAACACTAGCCTGCCAACTTTAGATTGGAGTCTCACGGTGCGGGTAGCTGTTATCGTACGCGGCGAGATCCCAGATCAAATTGCAGATCCAATCGTTGAAAGTTTACATGCTAAAATTATGGCGGATTTAACGCTTGGTGGTTATGCTATTGATGTGCAACCGATCTCGGTTTCATTTGAAACAGTAGAAGCCGACCAACCTGCAGGGGTTGTGATGTGCGACTACCGGGTGCGATACCGCACATCTATTGAAAACCTAGCTTCTTAGCCATGGCTATTATTAAGGATGAGTACTCAGGTCAAGGTGGTTCTTACCTCGTTGATCCTAAAACTGGCAAGCGCAAGCTCATTCGGCAAGCCAAACCAGCACTACCGCAATCCACAGAGGAATTGACCGATGCCACTTCTAACACGCAAACGCCTGCTGCTAGCCAAGATTGAAGCAACGTATGGCACCGATTCATCGCCAACGGGTGCCAACGCCATCTTGGTGCGTAATCTTGATATCACGCCGCTGCAATCGGATATTGTGCAGCGTGAACTGATACGCCCATATCTTGGTAATTACGAGCAGTTACTAGCTCAAACCAGGGTGCAGGTAACGTTTGAAGTCGAGCTGGCAGGATCAGGTGCTGCAGGTACACCACCTGCATATGCCGACGTGTTAGAAGCATGTGGATTAAGCGAAACAGTATCAGCAGGCGTATCAGTAACCTATGCACCTGAGAGTGGCGTCTTTGATTCAGTCACCTTATATTTCTTCCAAGATGGTATTCGTCACAAAGTAACCGGTGCACGCGGTTCATTTACGCTTAATGCTTCGGTTGGTGCAATACCAACGATTGCGTTTGAGATGACCGGCATTTATAACGCACCAACTGATGTCGTATTATCTACTATTACGCCAACATATGCAAACCAAGCGACACCATTGATATTTAAAAACGGTAATACCACTAGCTTCACCGCTTTTGGCTATGCCGGTGCACTGCAATCAATTGATTTAAATATGTCAAACGAGATTATCTATCGCGAGCTGGTAGGTGGCACTAAAGAAGTAATGATCACAGATCGCAAGCCATCAGGCACCTTACAGATTGAAGCAGTTTTATTAGCCACTAAAGATTACTTTACGACTAGCACTGGTTCCACATTAGGCAGCATTACCTTCCAGCATGGCACTACTGCAGGCAATCGTGCTACGTTAACGATGGCACAATCAGACCTTGCTGATGCGTCTTACACCGACATGGACGGCATAACAATGCTGAACCTGCCTTATGTTGCAACACCAACTACAGCAGGTAATGACGAACTGTCCCTTGTATTTACCTGATTATGGCTTTTGTTCTTTTGCAATCTGCTAGTTACAGTTGGCCAGTTTCTTTTGACGTGCCAACTGACGGCGGGCGCCATGAACCACAAACCTTTGATGGGCAATTTAAACGGTTGCCACAAAGCCGGCTAGGTCCAATCGTTGCTGAATTACAACAGATTGAAGATCTTGCTGATCTAGATCGAATAACTGAAATCGCAAAAGAAATATTAATTGGTTGGGATGGAGTTACAGGAGATGATGGCAAAGAAATCCCTTACAGCGAAAAAGCGCTTAGTCAATTACTAGAAGTGCCATTGCTAGCTGTATCAATTGTAAAATCATATATGGACAGCATCAAAGGCGCTAAACGAAAAAACTAACAGACGCCGCTATCTATTGGGCTAGCGGCGGTATTATTGATGATACGGCAAAAGATGCAGCAGGGCTAGGTATTGAATTGCCAGATCTGCCGCAGCAATCTATTGATTTTGAAATATGGGAAGAAAACTGGGCAACGCTAGAAATGTTCTTGCGATGCCAAACCCAATGGCGAACTACGGCAAACGGTGTTTTAGGTTTTGACTATGTAGCTGTTGCGTGGGTGTTTAGACTGTATGCAGTAAAAGATAAGCGGGCTATGCTGGAGGATCTGCAAATCATGGAAGCAGCAGCCATGACAACCCTAAACGACCGGAGCTGATCCAATGAACATGGATGCACTGCTGAGAATCAAAGCAGATGTACAAGGCGAAAACAATATAAAACGGCTTGGCAATTCACTGCAAGGTTTACAAGGCCAAGCTAAGAATGCTGCGATGGGCTTCAATAGCCTTAAAGGTGCAGTCGCTGGCTTTGGTGCTGCGATCGCCGGCAGCGTCATAGTGGCCGGCCTGGGTGCAATCTTGAAGCGTTCTATTGATGCAGGTGATGAGTTATTTAATTTGCAAGCAAAAACCGGGATTGCAGCTAACGCTTTAATTGGTATTGGCAATGCTGCTAAATTAGCTGATGTAGATATGGCTACATTAGGAAAAGGCATTACAAAATTAAACGTAAATTTAGTTAAAGCTGCTGAAGGTAATGAAGACTTATCAAGCAAATTTGAAGCTTTAGGTATTAAAGTTAAAAATGCTGAAGGCCAGATTATTCCTGCTGATGTAGCATTAAAACAAATTGCAAATCGATTTGCAGATATGCCTGATGGCGCACAGAAAGCTGCTGCGGCTGTGGCGTTATTTGGTAAGGCAGGTGCTGATTTGATACCGCTATTAAACGATGGCGCGGCGGCAATGGATAAATTTACTTACAAAGTAGGTGATGATTTTGCGGCACGTTCTGATAAATTCAATGACACCATTACAGAATTTGAAATGAATATTCAGTTAGCCCAGCCGCTAATACAAAATAACTCTCGGTTGCAATAATTCCACACGGCAACTCACCATCAATAACAGAAAAGGCAACCCTATCATTTGCTATTAAGCCATGGCATGAGCTAGTGATTATATTAGTATTTTCATTTAAAGTAGCCGACTTAGCTGCTTCAGTAATAACAAGATCCTGCTCGTAGGTAGAATCTTGTAAAATAGTTATATTGACAACAGCGGGATAAATCATGCGGCACCTATCTTAGTCGCAATGGTTGGAGTGCCTCCTGTTACCGTAACCAATCTAAGACGTGCAAACTTAACAGGTGAGTACAAGCAGAACCCATAAGTTCCATTTGCTGTGATGGTTGTGTCAGCTTGAGTACTATCATATAAAGGGAAATAGCTTGTATCATCAAGGCTGCCTTCCATCCGTATCACAACACTAGTGCCGATAGATGCAACCGTTACTTGAAATGTAACATTAGTTCCAGCAAGTATCACCGAATCTGTAACGCCAACTGCTGTTAGCCCAGCCAGTGCCTGCACTTCAAAGCCGCTGTCATCGCCAATAGCCATGTTACACTCCAATAATGTTTACAGTATAGGCGCCAGCTAATGCCAGCGCCTACATTGCTCAGCTTAGCCGTACTTAGCAGATGCTAAGCCGATCACTGCAACAGCGCCGGCGCCAGTGCCGCCGCCAACCGTAACGCTTGCCTTAACAAAACGCTTCAAGTTGCTTACATTTACAAAGATCTTTTGTAAAGATGCAGTGTTAGCTGTAGTTGTAGTAAAGCCGCCGCCTGTAACGTCGGTGTAAGTACCGCCGCTAGTGTCAGATTCAGTTAGCTTTACCGCATACGTAATGCTGGCGCCGCCTGCTTCGGCATCAAGCAGCACTGCCATATCGCCTTCATAGCCCAGCAAATCAATAGCAGAACCTAAGCCTGTAGCTGTTACTACGTCACCACGCAGCAACCCAAGGATCGTTGTTTTGGATCCTAAATTGTGAATCGTCATTTGGATGTTCTCCGTTTTGGTGGGATGAGTTTTACTGGTTCAACTGTAGCTGCAAGCATCGCCTTGCCAATGCCGATTAATAATTTAGCGTCGGCTGGAGATGCTGGAACAACATCCCCAACGCGTACCACTAAACCCTGCAGCATAGTTTGGCGCAGGATTTCAATTACCATAATCAGAGTGTGTTATTACCACGGCTGAATGATGCAGGCTGGCGTACTGCAATATCTACATCCTGCATAGCAACTACACGAACAGTGCCGGAAGTGCTATGAGTGTAAGGATCGACCATAAGATCAAGGCCAGAAAAGTAACCGATAACAAGATCAGCAAAATTACCAAACCACAAGTCACCAGATGCAACTTGGTTTGACATTACAGCGCGATAGCCGTTCACTAACTCGCCATCCATTACAAACAATCCGCTGCCTGCATCTTTGGCCTTCACTTTCAAATTGCCGCGCATTGCAGCATTCATCAAATACACTGGGCTGCCGAGCAATGCGTTAGCAGTTGCAACATCAGATTCAAGTGCTACAACTTCAGCAAAGGTTGGTGCATCCAACGCAAAATCTTCAGTGCTGATGCCAGTCGTAAGCTTCAGACCTAATGGCTGGCTGTTGTTGCCAGTGCCATACAATCCGCAGCGATCAATCTCTAATGCGATAACAGTAGCTAGGTCATTCCTAACCATGTTCTCAACATCAATGCTGGATTGAATCAACAAACGGCGGCTGTAATCTGTGAATGCACCAACTGATCGTGGTGCCAAGCTGATCTGATCAACTGTTTGCTGGCTTTCGGTAGTTGCGCCAGATTCTGCAACCCAGTAAGCAGTGCCACCGCCTGATTGGCGGGGGATCGCAACCATACCAGTCAAACCAGTTAGCACAGTAGCGCCAGCCTGATCTAGTGCTGATGCGTTACGCAGCAAATCAATGAAGCTACCAGCATCCAATTCAGTAGCAACTAAGTTGCCGCCTGCAGATGCGGTGCCTACATTCAAATCACGGCGTAATACATCCTGCGGGATTGTGATACCGCGTGATTGACGGCCAAGCTTTGCAGCAGCAGCTTCAGATGCTTCAATTTCAAATCCTGCTGCTTCACGTGCAGAACGATCAGTAGGGTTAGCTAGATAGTTGATAGCACGCAAGAATGAAAAGCTACGGCTTTCAGTTGCGCTAAGTCCAATGTCGGCAGTTTGCATAGTCACAGTCTCCATTGGGATGTTTAATTTGTCTAATACAGCAGAGCGTGCCTCGTCGATTGAACGACCAGACTCCACTAACTGTTGGCCGAGATCAGCCATTTGATGCCTGTCACATAATGCGGAGATCTGAGCAATGCGCGAGCGTTCGGCCTCAACGGCTTCGGCCCGCACCACGGCCAGATCTGGAGTGGCGGATTCCATGTTAGGAAGGGGATCAGGGGTTGGTGCTGCCGGAGCAGCGTGGTTATCAACCAGCAAGGATCTTCCGATCCCTACTGTCTTGTCAGCCGGTATTGAAACCATTGAGATCTCATACGGTGACCAAGCAGTGGCAACAAAGTTACCGCTGCCGCGCTCTTCCATCTTATCGATAGAATAGCCGAAGGAAACATTCCGTAGAATGCCATCCTTTACATCGGCCAAAACTTCTTGCGCAAATTCATTTTTACTAAACCTGACACGGGCATATCCACGCCTTAACTTGTCATCAATTCTTGCTGTTTCTACAACGCCAATAACGCGATCAACATCATGGTTAAACAGCAGCGGTGCGCCATCGTTCAACCGGCTCAGGTCTGCTGCTTTTGTCTCGTGGCTTAGTACTTCATTGCCAAAATACCTGGCAACTGGAGTTTCAGAACTAAACGGGAACTCATAGGTGCGGTCGTCCATCTCCGCAAATGCCGTCATCTCTGCGCGTTGGAACTTGCCCGTAATGTCAGGTTCTGTTACATGCTCATTTAATTCTGCGCGATCAGATTCCATAATTGCTTTATCTGGTATCTCGTTGATCATACCGCGCCCATTAATATTCGCCATCTGACTCCTCGTCATCATCTACGGGTGATTCAGTTTTCTCAAACGGTTGCATAGCTGATTGCGCAGAACCGCTGCCATTCACCTCGCTTGGGTCAGTATCAAGCACAATCCCCATCTCATCCACCATCGCAAGCTCAGCTTGGCGGCCTGTCAACACCTCATCTAAATCGCCGCCCTGCTCTGCAATCACCTGGCCCAAAGTCTTGAAGCCGCATCTAACTGCATCCTTATACGCATTAACTTCTTTTTGCGGGTCAACCCACTCCCAACTGCGTGGCGTCCATTTACTAGCCGCATAGCGTTCAGGATTTGTTTCGTAGCCCGGTAGGTTTAGCTCTCCGCTTAATACCGCCATATCAAGCCACTTATCAAATACTGTCTGGTGGAAATTCTCCACCATGTAACGTTGCAATACTTTATAAGTATCGCGTTCTTCCAGCAAGCTAAGTCTGCTGCTGCTGTAGTTACTCTCAGAAAAGTTTTTGCTGATACTCTCAAAACTAACGCCAATGCCAGCCGCTACAGCACGCAGCATTGATCTGGTAAATGGCTCGAGTTTTCCATCAGGTGCATTAAGGTCTGGTACATTTATCGACTCACCCGGTTGCAAATACTTAAATACACCTGGCGTAAACTCACTAACTCTTTCATTCTCGTAAACCTGATCACCCATCAGCTCTCCTTCAGGGCTTGAGATAAATCCCATCAGTGCGCTGCTAGCTCTGGCACGTACCACCTCAGCTTCCTCGTAACCTTGCAGCATGTGCATACGCATTAATGCAGATGCAAACCACGTAACGCCTCGCGTCTGCCCTGGACGTTCTGGCAAAAACAAATGTATTATCTCGTCTGCCGGTATTCGTAGCTTGCGGCCATTAGTGCGCGTATTGCCGGCATAGGTATCACCTGGGTGGTTTGAATAAAAATGATACGCTTGCGGCCTTAAGTAACTATCAACCTCAATGCCCATCCGTACCGTATTGCCTTTTGATGGTTGTGGTACTTCATCATCAACCAAATAGTCAGACTCCAACACCTGCAACGCAAACGGGATCTTGCTATCGCCAAATGGTTGCCGGATCATCCTGATAAATACTTCACCACTTTCTGCCAGGCTTCTACATATCAACCGTTCCAGATCATGGAAACCTAAAATGCCGCTAACGTCACAGCGCTTTTTATTGCCCCAATGTTGCCACGCATCATGGATGCGGCCATTGATTGCATCATCTAATTTACCGCCGCGTTGCATCCGCACCTGGCCTTGATGCTTAATCCCGTGGCCGATTACATTATTTTGTATTACCCGCAATGCCTGCCGCGCATAATCATTATCGCGGCATAGCTGCCTAGCACGATTACGTAATGCCTTGAAGCTAGATTTGATTTCACTATCAGCGCTAGTGCCGCTGGTG